GAGCACCGAGACTTGACTATATTATTCAAAGTTATGATACGGCATACTCTAAAAAAGAGACTGCCGACTATAGTGCTATAACGACATGGGGTATTTTTGAGCCGAAAGAAGATGGTGAACAACATATTATATTACTTGATGCGATGAAAGGTAGATGGAATTTTCCAGAGTTAAAGGATATAGCGATAGAGCAGAATGAATATTGGGAACCCGATATGATGTTGATTGAGGCAAAGGCAAGTGGTCAACCTTTGGCAGATGAGATGAGAATGATCAACTTACCAGTGGTCACTTTTAGTCCTGGCAGGCGCAAATCGGGTAACTTAGACAAAACCACGAGGATGCATATTGTGTCTCCTATTTTCGAATCTGGAAAAGTGTGGTATCCTAATTCAAAGTTTGCAGATGAAGTTATAGAAGAGGTAGCTTCATTTCCGAATGGCGATCATGATGACTATTGTGATAGTATGACAATGGCTATTATGCGTTTTAGGCAAGGTGGTTTTATATCACTACAAGGTGAGGAAGAGCCAGAGGATTGGTTCCCTCGTAGATCAAGAGAGTATTACTAGGAGTAAGAAATGAGCGAAAAAAAAGATCCACCAGTTTTAAAAGGTATTATTGGACGTAAGGTTAAAGAAAACCTTGACAGAATAAAAGATATCAGAGAAAGAAAAAAAAGATCTAGAAAAAACAGAAAAACAGTCCCCGTTTTTATGAAAGAAGGTGGCTCACAATCAACTGGGAGCTTCATGGGTGATTTAATGAAAGCCATTTCGGCAGGTGGATCTAGTAAACTTACCAAAAAATATAAAGTAAAAAAGGGTGATACTTTAGGGAGCATTGCCAAAGCGAATAATACTACAATTAAAATGCTACAAAAATTGAATCCTAGCATAAGCACGGAATATGGTTTCCAAGACACTAAAAAAGCCGAAGGTCAAAAGATGATGGGATTTAATAAAGAAACATTAAGAGTTCCAGATCCACAGTCTTTTCAAGGTGGTAAATTAAAGCCAGTTAGAACAAAAAAGAAAAAGAATCCATATGAAGGTCAAACAAAAGCTGACATGAAAGAGATGAACAGAAAAATAATGGATGAAAAAATGTTGAAGAGGCAACAAAAGAAGGTCAAAGATACTCCAGACAAAAATAAAAAAGTCGGGGGAACCATTAAAAAGATGAACATGGGTGGTGTAATGAAAAACCGTGGTGGGACGTTCAAAGGCGTTTACTAATGGGTAGACTTTTTAAGATAAGAAGAAAGTTAAACAAAAAGCCTAGTAAAAAAGTAAGAATAGTCAGAAATAGGTTTTCTGATATACTGGCTCCAGGTAAAAAAAGAACAACGAGGATATCTTGAATCAACAAGAATACAGAGCCACTATGGATAGGATGGAGGCTAGAGATAAAGCTGACGCTGCTCCCGTTGACACTTCACCTAGAACAAAATTTACAATATTACCTTTGAGTTATCCAGAGGGAACTCCAAAAGGAATAGAGAGATTACTTCAATCTAGGTTAGACACTCCAAAAATACTTGACTCATTGTTAGATACAGCGCAAATACCAGGGAGAGCTTTACGAGGAGAACTTGGTGAGGGAGGTATTGATAATCCCGAATTAATAGAAGCGGCAAGAAAATTTAGTTTTGATTTTGGAGTATTACCTGCCTTGGCAAATTTAGCAGCAAAACCAGCATCAAATGTTCTTAGAACTGGTATTGGTAAAGTTACAGATAAGAAAAACTTTCATGATGACATGTCCACTGAAGAGTTGATAACAGGTTATATTTTAGCTCCCGCCGTAACAAAAAAAAGAGAGAACAATGTAGGCATAGATGAGTTGGCTGCTAGATTAAAAAAAGATCCAGAGGTACAAAAGCAAAACAAAAAACTAAATGAAAAATTAGACGAAGAGGGATATGGAGAAACTGTTTCTGTTTTTAGAATGATAAAGAATCCTTTCAAAGAGGACATAAAAAAAGAAGAGATTGTTTCTGCTTCATTAAGCTCAGAGGGTTTAGGAAATAATTTAAATTTTTTTACTACTGGTAAAGCCTCCATGGATGATAAGGTAACTATCTTAAAATATGAAGTGCCTAGAGAAGATATTATAGGTTATTTTCCTTTTATGAAAGATAAAATAAAACAAAACACAGTTAATAAAAAAGTAAAAGAAAAAGGAATGGTTCCCGATCTTGGAAGCCGTTTTGAGAGAATCACTAATCCGTCTAAGTCTGCAAAAGAGTTAATAGAAAAACAAGATGAAATCATAGTTGATGTTTCAAAAATTGAACCAGAAGTTTTAAAAAGACCTTTTTCTAACGAGGACTTTAATTATATGACTATGGAAGGTCGTATGGCAGAAGATTTCGCCAAGAAAGAAATAAAAGATGTAGAGGGATTTAATTTGAGAATGGGATCTAACTACACTTTTTTAAATCCAGTAACTTTTCCTCAAAGATATAAAGAAAAATTTGGTCAAGACCTAACTCCAGAAAAATTTAGAGAAATTGAAAATGAATCAAGACAAGGAATTGTAGATCATTTTACCAGTTTTTTTACCCCAAAAAAACAAATTAAAAAAGCAATGGGTGGAGATGTTTCTTTGAGGGATGGTATCGGAGACATTTTTAGGGTATATATGTAGTAAAGGATTTTATTATGGCAGAACGAGAAATAGCAGGCATGGTTGAAAAGGCAATGGGCGCTGGTGGAGATGTCATGCCAGATGATGAAAGTTTAGATATCGAACTACCATCGACCATGGAAGAGTTACCCGAAGGTGTTGAACTTGTTACAGAAGAAACTGTAGAAGTTGTAGCCGAGCCATATAACCATGACGCTAACTTAGCAGAAGTTTTAGATGATTCTGTATTGGGATCTTTATCTTCAGAATTACAATCTAAAGTTCGAGAAGATATGGAATCAAGGCAAGATTGGGAAGAAGCCATTGCCAAGGGACTTAATTTACTTGGTATTAATTATGAAGATAGAAGTGATCCTTTTCTTGGTGCTAGTGGGGTAACTCATCCATTATTGAGTGAGGCGACAACACAGTTTCAGTCCCAAGCGTATAAAGAGATGTTACCAAGTGGAGGACCTGTAAAGACACAGATACTGGGTGTAGCTACACAACAAACAGAAGATCAAGCTCAAAGAGTAAAAGATTTCATGAACTATCAGATCATGGAAGTTATGGAAGAGTATGATCCAGACACAGATCAAATGTTATTTTATTTACCACTTACTGGATCTACATTTAAGAAAGTCTACTTTGATCAAGCCAAACAAAGGGCAGTTTCTAAGTTTGTTCCAGCAGAGGATTTAATAGTTCCGTATTCTGCATCTGATTTAATGACGGCTGAGCGGGTTACGCATGTAGTTAAAATGTCGTATAATGATATTAGAAAACTACAAGTAGCAGGAGTATACAAAGATGTGGAGTTATCTACTTCAGATTCTGGAGAAGATGAAGGCAGTATCCAAGGCACTACTGACGAGTTGCAAGGACTTCATCCAAACTATTCTGATGATGTATATACACTTTTGGAAATCCATGTGGATCTCGATCTGGAAGGCTTTGAAGATCCGAATGGGATTATGTTGCCGTACATTGTCACGATTGATGAGAATTCTAACCAAGTTTTATCGGTGGTTAGGAACTATAGGGAACAAGACCCGTTAAGAAGAAAGCGTCAATACTTCGTACATTTTAAGTTTTTACCAGGTTTTGGTTTTTATGGTTTCGGGTTACTACACACAATCGGTGGGTTGTCTCGTGCAGCCACCTCAATACTAAGGCAGTTAATAGATGCAGGTACTTTATCAAATCTTCCCGCGGGTTTCAAAGCGCGGGGTGTTCGTATTCGTAATGATGACGAGCCTCTTAATCCTGGTGAGTTCAGAGACATCGATGTCCCAGGTGGAGATCTCAAAAACTCCATTATCCCACTGCCATACAAAGAGCCATCTGGCACACTAGCACAACTTTTAGGTGTTGTTGTTGATTCTGGTAGACGTTTTGCACAAGTTGCAGACGCAAAAATTAGTGATGTGAACTCACAAGCACCAGTTGGAACGACTGTTGCGTTGATAGAACAAGGCTCAAAGATTATTTCAAGTATACATAAGCGACTACATTACGCTCAAAAACAAGAATTTAGAATGTTGGCAGAGATTTTTAGTGAAAATCCAGTGCCATACCCATATTCTGTAGGTAATGTTAACCCGCAAATCATGCAATCTGATTTTGATGGGCGTATTGACATACTTCCAGTGTCAGATCCGAGCATTTTTTCTATGGCACAGCGCTTGTCACTGGCCCAGACACAGTTGCAAATGGCACAACAAGCTCCACAGATACATAATCAGTATGAAGCTTTTAGGAGAATGTACGATGCACTCGACATTAAGAACATTGACAGCATTTTACCACCTCCACAACCGCCTGCACCAGTAGATCCAGCGACAGAAAACGCTAATTCTATCAAAGCAGCGCCTTTACAAGTATTTCCAGAACAAGATCATGAGGCTCATGTCCGTGCTCATGTGACATTTTTGGCTACACCAGCAGCACAAGTCAATCCACAAGGGTTTGCACTGCTACAAGCACATGTTCAAGAGCATGTTGGACTGATGGCAAGAGATCAAGTGACTAAATTCTTTCAAATTTCTGTACAAGAGGCTCAAGCAAGAGGTGAAATGGTTCCTCAAATTGATCCAGCAGCAATTGAAGCGGCTATTGCACAACAAATTGGTGAAATATTGGCTGAAG